CCGATCCCGGTTGCGGATATAGCTCCGCCAATCCCTTTCAATCCTCCCTGAAATCCGACTGCCCCGGCTTTACCTGCATCGAATCCTTTCTTAGCGGTTTGCAAAAGGTCAGAAAATCCGTTGGTTTGTTTTCCTGCTTCGATAATCGATTGCGTATAGTTTCCTACATTCCTGCGGTTATCCCCGGTAGCCGCTTCTAATGTTTTTAGGCGTTCTGTAAGTGCTAATTTTTTTGTTGCCAGTTCATCAGTTGCTTTTGAATTATCACCTGACACTTTTGTTTCCCTTGCCCATTCAATTGATACTGCAGCAAGTGCTTTGCGTGTCTGTTCAATGGTGAGGTTTTCTTCATCTTTTATATCGATATAACTTTGTATGATCTTGGTTTGATTTCGGTAGTCCGTTTGTAAATTCTTTAACTGTGCCTGTTGTTTGATGATTTCTTCTGTGTTGTCTCCTTCTGCGGCAGATAGTTCTTTGATTGAAGCTGTCAAGGTTTCAATATCTTTTTTTGCTTGCGCTGCATCCTTGATTAACTTATCAAAGTTGATATTCAGATCGAGAATATTTATTGTTTCCATAGTAGGTGGGTTGGGTTATTTGCGTTTGATTTGTAAGAATGTAGCTTTGGCAGCGTATCCAGGTAAGTAGTTTTCAATCTTCAATAGATAGAAATATGCCTGAAACTGCTCAAAGTATTTAGGTTTGAAAATGTCGAGATTATAGTATTCTTCTTCGGTCAGATAAATATTGATCGTCTTTACAACAGGCTGCGAAAGACTTGTGATCACATCCCCGTAAAACTCATTTGTAAGCGTGAGCCAGTCAGCCCAAGCAAGGAAGTTTCTTTTGTCAGTATCATTGAGTATACCTACTTGCGGATCATCCGGAAACTGCCGTCTAAACAGGTCATACTTTACAAATATGTCATCAATATAGGATGATGCATAGATCAGTTTATCATTACTTCCAAGTGTCAGAAAATTAGTTTCTGATAGCTCTGAATCTTCGACATTCAGCACAAAGATATTGGAACGGTAGTCACATACTTTTGCATCTCCTTTGCTTTCGATGACCACTTTTTCATCATCATAAAAGAAGTTGTTCAGCTGCTCCATCCACCAACCATTCCATACATTCAGGTCGGGCGTACCATCAGGCTTTGCTGGACTTCTGTCACCATTGTATTGGAAGTATGAACGCTTACCCATGCTTGATGCGGTGAAAGCATCACTATCTTTTCCTGTCGTCTTTTGTGTCCAGTCGTCATAGCCGAATGCACCGGAGAAGATATCTTTGAAAGATTCTAACCTGATAGATCCGTCGTTCTGGATCTCATACACGAGTCCGAAGCGTTTACAAGTTTCGTCCATTAGTAAGGCTTCAGTATAGTCAGGTAGTAAATATTTTGTATTGATATTATTGTCTCCATACAGTAGTTGAGCTGATGGCACGAATTCAACATCTAAAAAGTCAATAGTTCCGTTAGATAAAACAACTGTTGCTTCGATAGTTATGTAATACTCTTTGCCTTCTTTAGCTTCGATTTCTAAATTTCCTTCTCCAGAAAATACACCGCTAATAATTTCATGGTTATCACCATTAACTATTATATGTTCTGCGATTAACTCGTCGTTTTCAATATCTGGATTACCCGCATCGGGCTTTTCTCTGACTCTAAAAGCTAAATAGTCACTATCGTTTCCATTCAACGTAGTCACATCTACCTGATAATTTATTGAGATTGTGAGCTTTCTATTTGCTTTTACTCTGTAAACTGTGGAAGGATCTGTGATTATTGCCGGAGTTGTTAACCAGCCTTTATCATTCTTTTGGATATCCCATGTGTCAAACCAATATTTTAGAGTTATATAAGCCGCACCCTCCAACCTCATAGTACTCCTTTCAAACTCTTTCCAGTAGTCGGACTGTGTGTAAGCTGCAACGATGACATCGCGCTGAAATACCGGATGCATGAGGGCATTGGATGTATAGTAAGGAAAATACTTTTCCAATAAAGCGACAAACAAGTCTTTGGTATATGCTGCAGGATAAGCCAAATCAATATACAACCTGTCAGATGGTATTGTACTATTGCCCGGAAAAGCCCACAGCTGAGAAATGAGCGGATAAATAACGCCATTAGTGTATTGTTGCGAGTCAATGAAATAATCGACGTCATACTGATGAATGCCACCGCCCGGAATCAGGTCCATCAAATCCCTGAACCTGGCTTCTTTCATGGTTTTATTGAAATCGTACTCTGTACCGAATAGATTTACCTCGATACCGTCAGTGCTTCTCAATGCTACTTTCATCATCAGGTCTTTAGCGATCACAAAACCGCTGTCACTTTCAAGCCTTGCCGTTACTTTCGAGTACGGAAGCTGTGAAGGATTACCCGGAGTGCCCAGATAACCGAACGTTTTCATGTTGGCCGGAGTAGGAGGAATAGAGAACCTACTTGAAAAAGTCGTTTGCCTGGTGCCTAATTCTTCCAGGTTAGCAGATTGCTTTGTCAGTGCGATCTGAGTATCGCTTTTCAGATCAATTTCAATATTATTGATAAATAGTCTCATATTGCTGGTGTATAATCTTCTTTGATTAGGTAAGTCAATGACACATCTCTAACCTTGGCCGCCCCGTTTGGTGTCTTGGCAAATGCTGTAATCCTGATTGGCGACCATGAAAAATCATCCATGGTGATATCATTCAGACTGTCCTTTCTTTTGTCATTAAAGACATAAACATTCCGGCTATCTATCAAATCAGACAAATGCTCAATCTGCCAATCTTTGAGTGTTGAAGCTGATACCGTAATTGTCCTTTGCTTCTGCTTCTGAGTGACTTTGAATGTTTCATCGGCAAAAGGATTGGAAGTAAACAGGTTGATAGTTTCCGGAGTTTCGACATCCACAGTTTCAAGAGGTGCGCTTTCAAAGAGCCAGTATGACCACCCCCCATAACTATTCAGCCAACGGATGTAAGTACCGCATTTATCTAAATACTCAACATCTAACCACCTATGAACATAATGGCCATTTGCTCCCGGTTGTCCTGCGATCGTACAGATATCAATCTTTCGTGGAGATGATTGCCATGGCAGATCATGAAGTTTTACTCTCAATATGCCATAATCAATGACATCTGAAATGTTATCGGTATCACCTACCGGAATACCCGTATCGTCTTTAAATCTTGCTAATAATGGTGGTGTAGTTGGGAATGCAGGATTGATGATTTTGTAGTAGAAAATGCAAACATCCTGGGGATATCCTTTGAAGATTGTAACATTATTTGTCGGAAGTAAACACCTGGATTGAACTTGTTTTGATGGTTGATACTCCGTGACTGCTTCTTCAAAAAATGATGCTTTCTTTCTGTTTTTCGATTGTCTGTAAGCCGGTATAAAAATTAACGGCTCAGCGTTTTGAATTTCATCAGGCAGCGTTTCATAGAATAGTTTAACCCAAAGATTACTCAATTCAATAGCTCTGCCTACCTCCAAAAAGAAAACGTCAATACTGCCGAATGGTTGTAGCTTATCTGCTCCTTTGAGATCCTGCATTGTTTTTATCGCAAACAAGGATAGGTTAAAAGTAAATTCGTTATTGCTGTTAGAATACAGTTCTCTAAATTCAATTGCTCCATCTGATATAGTACTGGTCACTGGTGTTTCAATGGCATTGGATGACCACTTTAGATAATTTGGAGCTGATAACCCAAATACTTTTTCCGGCCATGTAGATAGCCCGCATTTGATATTAGTGTAATCGAATACTATTGCCATTATGCAGCATTTTTGAATAGTGATATAATTTCTGATCTGATTTCTTCAACTTGCAGCAGTTGTATCTTTTTGACGAACTCAAATATTTTTTGCTCGGTAAGAACATTTGATATTACCCCTCCTGCATTGTATTGATTAGGTACTTTGATACCCTCTCTGTGAATCTTTCGAGCGATAAGGTAAGCCAGCGTTTCAAGTTTCATTTGCGGCTCTCGTGGTCGGATTCCTTTGACTTGAATCCATTGTAGTATAGCATCTTTCAAAGTAGGTCCTGAAGCTGATAAACTACCCGATTGTGTTGGTCTCCGTCCGTCTTCCATAGCTCCGGCATAACGCGGAGCTGTGATTACTAACTTATAACCTTGAACAGTTCTATTAACTTGCTTTGCTAACGAGTTGGCATAATTTCCCGAAGCTCTCAAGCCTAATTTGTCGTACTCTTGAATGAGTTCAAGTATTAACTGGTCTGCAAAATCCTCAATGGCTTTCGTGGTTGGGTTCATAGTGGGTAGGGTTTAGATTATTTCACACATGCCGTTGCGGACATTTCTATCTATTTCTATTTTCATTCCCATTAGGTTGTCAGGATTTGGGCTTCTATTTTTCATCACTGAATCAACAGTAATTGAAAAAATATCATAAGGATTAATCTTAACAACATCTGGCAATTTTCCGTGATTATTTGACATAAATTTTAATCGCTCAGAACGAATATTCTTTAATAAATCAGCTATCATATTCTTCAATTTCTAATCTCATAAGTAATCAATAAACCATCCATGTTGACATCAAAAATGTTAATGACTTGCTGATATGACCATCTTGTAATAATCAACTCACAATTGATGATTTCAGGTCTTAAAGTCTCACGGACATAGTTTTCAAGTCCGTGTATATTGTGGTCATATTTCTCTTGATAGTACTTTTCCCAGTGAGCTTCGTCCAAGTCAGATTTCACTAATACGAGGAAGTCTCCACGGAAGATATTTTGCCCTGAACTGAAACCAAATTGAGAACTGAAAAGATCCTCAACCTGATACGGCAACATGAATACATGAGCATATCTTAGCGGGTCTGTTTCGGGGTCAACTGGTTCTGTTTGGTCAGGCTCAAACAAATCAATCAGATTATGACTCGCATAATCACCGTAATGAAATTTGGTAGGATAAGTATCATTCACCCTGCCTACTGCCTGTTTTATTTTTTCTTTGAAGTTCATATTAATCCCCAACTATTAAAAAGTCAATTCTGCATTTTGCTACAACATATTGACCAGATTTTTCTATACTTGCTTTTACAGCTGTTTTTGCATTCTCAATGTTTGAAGCACAGACTAATTGAGATATTTTCATTGGTTTACTGAAATCTATTTTCGCCCCAAGTTTCTTCATATTTTCTTCTTCATTTTTTGAGAAAAAAAATTCAGAATGAGACATATAGTACCTTTTTCCTTCAGTTAGCAAATTGTCTAAGATATCTTCCATCACTTCTTATTTTTTCGTTCGATAATTTTCTGATACTTCTCTTGAATTTCTGCACGTTCTTTTTCGAGCATGAGTATTGAAAACACTTTCGAGTACGTCCATTTGCCGATTTCCTCCCATGTTGTGTTATATGTCCTCGCAAGACTGTCAACTGTCAGGATATCACCAAACTTATTGAGCTTATCTACTCCTGCTTCCATCAAATCAAAATTCGGCTCCCTGACTAACATCTTTTCTTTTTCGAGAATGGCCAACAAATCTTTGCTAACATAATCCATTGTGGCAAAAAAAGTATATGCAGAAATATTTTTTTGTTGCTCAGGGGTAAATCCAAAACATGCATCTATAACATCAAATTCCCATCCTTTGGGCTGCTTGGTAATCAGATTCTTAACAGTCAAATATTTCTCATAAGGACTGCTCCAAAATCCCTTGAATTGAACATGGTAGATTTGGTTATTAGGTTCAATATATTTGAATACCTGAGTGTAAATTTCTTCATCAGGTGGTGACATATAAAACTGCTCAACTGTGTAGTTTTTGAGTAATATCATACTGCTATGGATTTTCCGAGTTTGGTTTTTACAGTTCCAAAATGCCTTAAAATAGATTGCGCCAAAGCATCTGCTAAATCTTTTTTACCGTTAGGAAATGTCAAAATTCCTTGCTCGACATCATTATAAATTTTGTCCGCCATTGACTTTTTAATACAAACCATTCCCGCTTCCGCCTTTGGAGTTGCCGCCCTTGCTCTTACCATTTTGTCAGCTTCTACCTTTACTTCGATTGCGGGTATTCCCGCCCTTGTCAATACTTGTTTTGCAGATTTTCCAGACGCTTTTGCTTCGATATAATGTGGGTTTGGTAGTGTTTTCATTTTATTTATTAGTTCCGGAAATTCAAGATTAAACCAGTCGAAATAATCTATGTACATTTTGCCTTTGTATAATCCTGAGCATATATAAGCACTGGCGGCGTTTGTAGATTTTTCCGTGTAAGCCGTGTCCCAATCCGTGCCATAGTCTGACATCTGTGAAGCATGAGGAAATTCATGATCTGGAATTTCAATAAACCATTTACGCCAAATTCCGCCGTCTTCCGGAGATGGCTTTTGTTGAATTTGTCCAGCAAATGCATAACTTCCCAAATCTACTTTCAACTTCTCTAAGGCTTCATTGTCTAATCTATTTACATCCAATAATCCATCAACATAATTATTCAATAATTCGATAGGCTTTATATTCTCAGATTCTTTGCCGGGTAAACAAATGTGTCTTATTTGCCCTTTTTTCTCTTTTATCCACATTCCAGCAGGGTCTTCGTTGTGAAGTCTTTGCATAACCATAATCGTCACACTTCTTTTTTTATTTGTTTTACGCGTCGAAAGTGTAGACTTGATAAATCGACATGCTGTTTGCCTTGTAACATCACTTTCTGCATCTTCAGGATTTACCGGGTCGTCAATAATTATGAAATCACCGTGCATACCTGTAACGCGCCCCCCAGTAGACGTGACAAATCTTTCGCCTTTTTTAGTGTTTTTGAAATGCTTCTTGCCATCAGAGTCATCTTTGAAATCTATTAATCCGGGAAAGCATTTTTGAAACTTATCTGATTTAAGACAGTCTCTTGTTTTTACTGCATGAGAAATTGCAAGGTCTGATGCATATGAAGATGAGATAGTTCTTATTGTTGGGTTTTTAACCCAAAGCCACGCAGGGAATAGCTGCGTTACCATTGTTGACTTTGAGGAACCAGGCGGAACATTTATTAAAATATCATCTTGCGACTCTCCGGTTTCCCATATTTCGTAAACGTTTTGAAGTTCACCACAAATATACTCGATGTGCCAATTTGGAATCAGCTCAACGGCTTCTATCGTTTCCCAAAACTCTGTAAAGAATCGATAGAATGACCTTTTGCTAAGCTCTCCAATTGCGAGGTCAGGATTTAATCTTGGAAGCGATTTCTTCAAGTGCTGCATCGCTAAGTTCTGAATAGTTTATATTGGCTGTAATCTCTTTCCCGTTGGTGGTGATGTCGGTTTTATCTCCAAACTTTTTAGGGTTCATTTTTGCCAAAACCCATTTCCTGGCATCGATTTGCAGTTTGTTTCTTTGAATGGAATTCATGCCAACATATGGCTTTAAATCATTTGTCGTATCGTCTGAAAGGGTAATGATTTCATCAAACAAAAGCTCTGCCCTCTGGTCACATGCGCGCGCATATTGGTTTGCTAAATTTTCGTTTTCATTCAACCATTCATTAAAAGTGCTTTTCGATGGGAATTCATTTTTTTCATCTTTCAAAAGTATATTGTTAAGACTTCTTCCTTTTTCAGAAATCTCAATCATGATCTTTTTGAAAGCTTCTCGTTTCAATTCTTCTGTCCAAAATTCAAGCCTTGCCATGCGCCCAATATAATACTATGTGGGAAAAATAGTATGTTCTGACTATCTATAAAGATTTTATTCTTTTACTCATATTACTGTGTTATAATGAATTAAGAAGCTCTTCTTTTGAAAAGAATATCTTTTTGCCCCACACTTCCCAACCATCTTTTTTTTCATAAATCCTTGACATAGTTATTTCTCCGGCTACCTTAGCCTCATAAGAGTAACTATACTTAAATACCTCCTTGTGTTTGCCTTGCCAAAATCTATTCCATAACTGTTCGGACCATCCCATGTTTTCATTTGTTGCGCTAGTTACATATACATGATATGCTGCTATTAATCCATGTCTAACTTCATTATTATACATGAACCAAAATTCCTTACCAATCTCATGTTCAGGAGATATTATTATTTGTTTTGGCATATCATTTGTGTTTTTCGTTATAAATCTCGTTTGCTTTTTGGATGGCTTTCGTAGTTGCTCCTTGACGGGTATCAAATCCTTTGTGATTAGTTTCCTTATTGTATAACATATCACTGTTTACCAAACATCCAAATATTATTTTTGTGTATGTATTATCATCTATAGGCGGACAATCAATATAAATTCCAACCGAGTCGAAAAATTCAATGATAAGTACGTTTTTGATTGCATACGGAAAGTCGTCAATGTGCGTTGATTCCATGCACTCAAATCCTTCATATTCTATTCCTATCCATTTATCAAAATCCTCCTCACATTTTCCTGTTAGTATCATAACTATTATTTTATTTTTTTTATAAGCTATTTTGGACAACTCATTCAAGGCGTCTATTGTGTCTTTAGAACATTCTTTTGATACAGTTGCATAGCCATGTGTTATTTTGATTCTATTTTGATTAGCAGAGATATACTTTGCATATTCTGTGACTGATTTTCTATACTTTTCTTTGCCTTCTACAGATTCCCAATCCTTAGTTGTAGGATTAAATCCGTGCTCAATCGGTGATGGAACTTTCATAATGTTATTTCTAATTGTTTTCCTGTTAGCGAAAAGTAGAGCATCTGTAGCTGATGTAGATAATTATATTTCTTGAATAAATTATATTGACCCGCTGGAGTTATTATTTCTACTTCAAAAAAATTTGTGACTAAATACACTACTATATCATTTAACTGATAGTAAATAACTTTTATAACTATTTCTTTTGTAAAAAAGTACTTTTTCTTAAACCCCGCCTTAATCAGAATTTCTTCGGAGATGGGAATGGGTTTGATATTATTCCAATCGACGACACCTATACCGAATTTATCAGTATTTAAAGTTGGAAATACAGGTGCTATTGTTTCAATTTGATAATACTTGCCGTCGTATTCAACCCAGCTCCCAATCATCAATTCGTGTGGCTGTATCATGGTTTAAATCTTGCTGTTTTAATAATCAATTCATCATTATCGCCGTATTCGTAACAGTCTGGGCAATAATGTTTGTCGTATTCTTCAATCCAATCTAATTCTATTGCTATATCTTCTGCAAAACCTTTGCTATCCCAGCAAGAATATTCTTTAATCTCGCATACATCACATTTGCAATTATCGCAAATCGCTGTGTACATTGTAATTTCTTTTATCATTTCGCTTCTTTTAGTTTAATCCAACTATATTCAATCAAATCTGATACTGATATATTGTGTAACCTTTTGATCGGATAAAATCTATCACCATGCATATTTGAGGATGTGTTAACTGATCTGTTATAGCCAAGGATGCCACAACAAAATCTTTTGAGTTCACTTCTCCTGTGATGATAAACTCCAAAATATTCTTACCTATTGTTTTAAGATATTCCTTTAGCATTTCTCTCTCTTTCTCTTTAAGAACGATACAAGCTATCTCAATAGCATCTTCATCGGTTATCTGTGAAAGTGGAGTGCTTTTTAAGTTATTTTCGGTTTTCATAGTTTCTTATTAAAGATTTTCAATTTCGGTTTTCACTGCATTCCAAAATGATATCGATCCTCCTATTAGTCCTGCTGCATGAGGGTGAAAATTATCATTCGTGGAAATATGCAACGATTCTTTTAGATCGTCTAAAACGATCTCTGTGCAGATCATAGCACACTTTTTCGCTGATTCTAATGATAGCGTTACTCCGTTGTTGTCAGGGGAATTCATTGTTACATAGCCAAACTTTTGGCATAGGTCTAATGCTTTTTCTTGAGGGGTCAACCATTCATCTTTTTGCATTCTTGCAGACTGATGTGAGCCAATCCCTTTTCTTGTTTTTGTTTCCATATTTTATGTCTCCTTAATCTCAATCCCCAATAAGTTTTTCATCAGGGTTTTCTTGTTCTTATATTCTTTCGTTTTAAAGCCTTTTGCGTCCTCGACTATCCAAACTTTCGTTTCAATATCGAAATAGACAAAATCAGATATGTATGCGACTCCTGCGAGGTTAAATCTTACCTGTCTGGAAAGTGCAGTTATTAATCCTGCCCTATCTTTCAGTTTTAGTTTATTCCAACGGTTCAGCTCCTTTTGCGAGGGAAAATATCCGTCTTCTGTAGTCGTTGCCTTACTATTGTATTTCGACTTCTTCTTAGGCTTAGAAATAATATCCTGGTATTCCTTTGAGGTCATGGGAGTAGTTTTAATCTTTGAGTTACCGCCTTGACTACATTGACCGTCACGGCATTACCTAACATTTTATATCGCTGGGTTTTGGGAACTTTTTGAACACCTTCGACTATTTTTAAGGTGCGTTCTTTCTTATTTAATCTGACTTCTTTTTCATATATTCCAAATTCCGTCCAGTTGTCCGGAAATCCTTGTAAGCGTTCGCATTCTATTTCTGTGAGTCTTCTGATGTTGTTTACAAAAACATCTGTACTTCCTCCTAAACCTGTAGCCGATGTGATAGTATTACAAATATCTCTATCATTTCTATTAGCTACTTTTCCTTTGTTATCTCTTGTAAATGAAGAAATAACTACATTATCTTTCTGCACACTGGTTATCGTGTTTGCGGTGTTGTTTTTATTAATTTCAAGATGTCGCTCAGTTGCCAATCCCGATTTTCTACTTGTAGGATTTTCTGGATTTCTCCCACGCATTGCGCCAATCTGGACTATATCCCAACTGTGCTTGCTCGTTAAACTACCCCTTCCGCCTGACCTAATTGTATTTAAAGTATCATCTCCTTGTAGCGTTTTTACTAAAGTCATTGAAGAATGTAGCCCCCCACTGTGACCACCTGCTGTCAAAGTTCTAACACTTCTGGTTTTGATTGACCTTTCATTAATCCGGTAATCGTTTTCTCCGATAGGAAATACTCTGGGCTCACTTCTTCCATCAAGATGTCCGACAAGGTATATCCGCTCTCGATTTTGGGGTAAAAACCACACTGTATTGAGCAATTGCCATTCAAGTCTATAACCCCCAATGTTGGTAAAGGCTTGTATAATTGCCCAAAAGTCTTCGCTATTGTTGCTGGAGAATGCTCCTTTAACATTTTCCCAGATAAAAACACTTGGTCTGAGCTCAGTAATGAGCCTAATTGCGTGGAGGATAAGACTACTGCTTTCTCCTTCCATACCTCTTCTTTTTCCAGCCAGGCTAAAATCTTGACATGGCGAGCCGAAAGTGATAATGTCAGGTCGTTCAATTGCTCCTGACTGAATAAATTTAACTGGTCCTGCATAAATTGAATTTTTAAAATTGTACTTGTAAACGGCAATTGCATGCTTGTCTATCTCGCTGAAATAGTGCTTTTTGATATTGAATCCAGCTTCCTGGATTCCTTTTGAGAATCCTCCGATGCCGGAGAATAAATCGAGCAAAATAATATCTTTCATATCAATCCCTCCTGCTTGGCTGGTTAGGAAATAAGATGATATTGAAGTCTGATTTCATTCTGTCCATTAAATCACCTCCATACCTTTCATTCATTTGCTCTTTATTTGCATTAGTAACCAAGTGCGTTAAGCCGTGGAATGATTTTTTATCATTATGGCGGCGTAACAATATCTCCCGGAATAGGTTCCAGTTTTCTCCATAATTATTGACCATTATTTCTTTACCCGGGTCATCAAAGCATATTCCGCATTTTTTGTGATTAAAGAAGTTTCCCGGATAGTATGGTATATTTCTGTACTCTGTATATAATCCTAATACTTCAAATTTCTTTTCGTCTTTCGCCTTCTTGAACTCTTCGATTATTGACGGCACATAGATAGTTTGGAAATGTTGCTTTGGATTACTTTGAAACGCAGTCATCATTGACGTTTTGCCACAACCATAATCACCTACTAAATGCAGTTGTTTGTCTAAAGAAAACCCAGGAGCAAGGTTTTCAAACTCCGGATCATTCATGAAGTAAAGCAATAAGGCGTTGAATTGATGAATATTGTTTTCATCAAAAATGAATGGCTTATTCTCGTTTTGTCGGTAATAGTTAGATAGGAACATCTCTGTAAAATGCTCTTTTGTAATCTCAACTTTTGAATCTTTTAACTCTTTCGCCCGTCTTACTCCTTCAGAATAATTCAATCTGCCTTTGTAAAGGATCGAATCATTTATCGCAGTGTCTATCTTCTTAGCTATATCTGAATATTTCATTAATTCATCAATAGTCATGTAATCGGCCTGCTTTGCATCTTTCTCCAGAGCATAGCCTAATAACTTCTCTATTTCGCCTTTAATGACCAAGTGGCTTTCCGTAGCCAGTGTTGCTATAGTCGTTACCCTTTGTTTCCACGAATCCTTTATTTGTTCGGGCATTTGTTGTATTATTTCCTGAATTTCCATTTTGATTTTTTTTCTGCGTTAATCGAATGTAGTTGAGGGCGTGTTGGCCCATATCGCCTATGTTTTTCCAGCTATGCGATAATTTGCCTGTGGTTTGCTCTTTTAGGAACTCGACAAGCATTGTATCGACTTCTATTAAAAACTGGCTTAAATCTGCTTCTTTGGGCTTTAAACGCTTAATTGCGTCCTGAAAAGCAGGCATGTTTTTGATCAGCTGGAAGTAAGTATCTTTTTTTGCGGCAATTTCTTTTTTAAAATCAATCATCGTTCTGCAGTTAATACAGGTTTGGATGTAGTCGGCAAACTCAGGATCAAGATTTAAAAAAAGAGGATTAGAAATTTTAATTTCCGGCGATGGCGGTGACAGCTTTTCATCATCATCTTCTTTTCTATTCTTTTCTTGTCTATTAAGTCTTATGTTGTCTAAACGTTTTTCACCATTTAGGCTACTATTTAGGCTACTATTTAGGCTACTATTTAGGCTACTATTTAGGCTAAATGACGTTAAGCCTATAAGGTTGTAAACAGTTAGTTGCCTCTTTGCTTTTCCACTCTCAAAATCTAATAATCCTACTTGTTTTAGCTTGTTTCTAACGCTAATAAGTTTCGGCTCCGATATACCGCATTCAGCGCATATAAAGGAATTTGATTGATTAAACGGATTTTTCCACCCTAAACTATTGCAGGTATCTAACAACTTGAAATATACTTGTGCTTCGTAGGCGGTGAATAAATGCTCCTTATTCAATCTCCAAAAATTATTAATCAGCTCAACGTAGGTCATGCCTTATTCATTATTTGTGATTATTTCGACTAATCTTTTTATTTCTTCTTTTACTTTGACATTATCTGTTTCAAAGCATTCACATTTATCATCGAATTCGACATATCTGTCAAGTCTTTTGCAATTACCTTCAAACAGGTCATTTGAATTGAAATGAATACAATCATAACAGGTTGTTATTTGATACAATTGATCTATTTCGTTCTGAACTCCGAGAAACATTTTATATAGTTATACTGTTAACAACTTGATTTCCGAAAACATCCCATCCTTTTCTTTGAGATCTTGCAAACAATTCTAATTTATTACCCGGTGGAGATACTGATTCAATCATCTGAGCGAATATTTCAGGCTTTTTTGAATGACAAGGAAAACCGTTCTTGTATGGTCTTTTTGCTTCAATTACGCTTTCCGGTATATTCCCAACTGCTTTCAAATTTCCTCGCCTGCAGAAGAGTAGAAATTCTGACGAAATTCTAACCACTCCGCCCAATCCTCCGCCCATTCTTTTTTTCTTCCAGGTGATGCAGGCTACATATCTGAATCCCCATGCTGTTATTACTTCCTTAGCTTCTAACAGATATTTATTCGTCACCCATATGAATAGGAATGAATCATTTTCGGCAATAGATTTTATGTCAAGATTTGCAATTTCTTCTACAGACATGGTGGGGTATGGTAAGTCTTCCGTGATAGTTGCATTGCTATTCCAAATCTGTTTCCCTTCTACTACTTTATAGGACTGCAGCTTTCGCCCTGCTTTTTGATCCCACGGAGGGTCTGCGTATATTACGTTGTATTTCATTTACTAATTTTTTTAAGCCAGGCAATCACAGATATAGATAGTAGTGTCTTTTGCTTCCATGATTAATCAACTTTTATTTCCCGATAGCCTTTCATGACTTGAGCAGCAGCAGAATAGTCTACGGTTTTTCTTCTTTCGCTGCCATCTATTTTTACTTTTAGTTGGTAAAGAGCTCCTGCAAATCGGATATTCGACACAATAGTTTCTCCCCTTTCTTTTGTGTCATTCATGATGAATTCAATATGTTTATCTCTCATATCCTTTGGCTTTCATTATTGACAATTAAACTTTTATGCATCCTTTCAATTCTTTTTCTACAGGAAAGAGATGATTTATAAACCTTTTTTATCTCGAAGTTTTCAATGAATTCAAAGAGATTTCTTTTGATTCTTACAACAGAAATAACCACTCCGTTTTGATCCAGGTCAGCTAATTGTTTTAGTGTTGTTTTTGATCTGATTACACTCATTATTTCGACTTTAATATTTCAATAATCTGGTTTATTACTGGCGCAATTTCTTCATAGAAGATTGCTACTGATTTATCGATGATGACTCCCATGACTGAATCTTTTTTTTGAGTTGTTCAAATGGAGTTGTACTTAACCCAGTACAATCATATAAACTTCCATCGTAATAAGAATTAGCTGAAAAAACATGTTTGCCATCAACTATTTTGAAAACCTCAATGCAATTCAAATGGGGCATTATAGTAATATTCATTTCTTTTTCAAGACATGAATCAACTATGTCATATATCTCTTGCTTTATGTCCATTTTACACATACTTTAAGTTCTTCTCAATCATATCCAAATGCTCTTGCAAAAGCTCATTGAGATATATTCTTGCTTGTTTGATCGATTCTTTTAGCTGATCTATTCTTTTTTGAGAGATATCTATCTCCCAGAACTTGAACTTTTCAGCCAATGGAATGTGGTCGTAGTTATGCGCCTGTTCAAGCCTTTTGCAGTCATCTAAATACTGCCGACACTCCATACTTTCATACTTCCATTTGTTACGCCAATACAGAGCTTTCTTTTCTTCCTCAATCATTTGTGCAGGCATGTTATTAAGGCAGTAGAATAGGACCGCTTTTTCAGCTCCCCAAAGCCAGGCGTAACCGACCAGTTGCCAATCGTAATCCCAGGTTATATCTGCTTTTCCAAACGTGAAAAGATCAAGAGCGTTCTTAACGTCATAGACCGTTTTGTTTTTAAACAAGTCCGTTTCTCCGTGTATGAACCCGTTGCGTTTCCGTTCTTTGTTTTTTAGAACCAGTTCGCCTTTTAACAGGGTGTTACCGATCATGGTTATTCCATCTTCCTCACAGAAAACACCCTTATCTAAGGCTTTGCCAAATGCTTCTTTGCGAGTGCCGTATATTTCACCGATGAATAGTTCCTGCAGGTATGTTTTTACACCTTCAGACAATTCAGGATTATCTCTTTTTTGTTCAAGAAATAATTTCTTTTCTTTTTGCTTATCGGTCAATCCTTTAGTGAGTAGTTTGAATTCTAATTCTTCCAGTTCTTTAGATTGATTATCGGTCAGACCAATAGAAGATTTAGGAACGATCTTCCCCAGATCCGAACAGCGAAATTCATAATCGTCAAAATTAGTTCGCATTTAACTCATCCATTTTCTGATTATACAATAAGGTTAACTGCTCATCGCCATCAATAAAAGGCTCTGCTTCTTCGAGCTTTTCAATTGTCTTGCATTCGGATATAAATTGTGCTATGCGATCGTTTTCTTTTTCTTCAGATTTTTCTTTTACTGTAACTTTTGTGGTATTTTTTTGCCCTTTAAAAGCATCTTCAACGGTCGTATCTCCGTCCTTAATCGCCTGTCCGATACCAATAAGTACAACTAAATCATCGCCCGTGATATGGTCGATTGCAGCTTTCCCAACAGCAGATAAAACTTCTTTTTCGTTAACTCCATATGTTTGAATAAAGCCATCGAATACTTTTTTCCGTTTCTTAATAAGCTTGTCTTTATCGCTAATATCTCCTGTTATTAGTCCCATCGCAGACCGATACACTTTATCGGTAACTGACTTTGGCACAACATTAAAAACAGCATTTCGGAAAGCGATAGAATTAGCGGCGTTGCCTGTCACTACTATCATATCTTCTGTCATACGTCCTGTTCTGGTCATTATTGACCGCTTTACCTCAACCTTAACAGCCAAGTTATTTTCAAGATCAAATGCAATTGCTTGACTGGTAACTGTTGTATCATCTCTGCCTATTACTTTTGCTTCGACTCTCATATTTCCCCACTGCTGTACAATGATTCTTGCGGCGTGTACTGATGGTCCTGTGATAGGCTTTCCGCCTCTTGGCAAAGAATAACCGCATGTGTAAGCGGTTTCTAAATCCATCGTAGCAATAGCAACTGCATTTTCTGTTGCTCGTTTAATGTTACGTGGATATGCTTTGGCAGTAGAAATTTGTATATCTATTTGCGCTCTGTCTTGCTGATAGATTACATTAGTATCTACCTGCATAATTTCTACTTTTTCGTCTGAATAATTTTCCATAATTTCGTTACGATTTGTTTTAACAGTTAAATGTTAGAAGTGAGCCGGTTACTGCCGGCTTGTTTTTTATAGTTCGGTTGCTTCTTTGATTAGTTTCTCGATTTCATTCTCACACTCCTGAGCAGATGATGTATAGTCATCAAATTCACTACCTGAAGTACAGTCAGGATGCGCCAACATTGATAGTTTGATTCTGCTAAGTTGCAACCTTGCATTCTTAAGCATCTCCAACATTTCAGGTGCTTTGCTGATTAATAAGGCGTTAGCTTTTTTACTTTCAAACTTTACCATTTGAGCAATAATATCTGTACCGTGCATTATTAGTGTGCTTTTGCCATATCCGGAAGGCGTTACTACACGCCATTTCCCTTTCGTTCCTTTAAATTCTCCCATTTTACATACTTGTTATTCTCCCCTTAATTATATATGTTGCTTCCGGCTTTCCTTCAGATCCGATGACAGATTGAATCGTAACCTCCACATATTCGTACTGATATTCTTTGCTGAAATAGCTTATCAACTTTTTGACTGCTCGTTCTACGTAAGGAAAAGATATTTTAGTTCCGACCGGACTACTTTCGATCTTATTTCTGATGTTTTCGAAAGTGGATTCTGTTTCTGAGAGGACTATTTTCATGGTTTTAATCTCTTACTCTTTCAATAGCTTTTTCGTAAGGATTATACTGACGTTGATGCACTACCTCGTACAGCCCTTTTGGTATAGTGATCGGTTCGTGTTCTGCCTTTTTTCTTGTTCCCGTATTATTATGCTCTAAAACACCTTCAGAGTTGACTGATAGAAAATATTTTTCCTGTTCGTCTTCCATAACTTCAATATCTCCGTATAGACCATGATCATGGTGTCCTTTTCCTACTGCTACGATATTGGTGTTTGATTTCTTTAAATGAAGTGGAAGTACTTCAACCTGACGAATAACTACATCGCCTTGTCTTGCCATAAATGATTTTTTCATGCTGATTTTTGTTTTTAAGATTCTATTAATAAATTGTACTCTGATTTCTCCATGCCAAAAGTCCACGCTAAGGCTTCAATCGGATCGGTTGCTGCATCTTCTGGCACACACAAATAGTATTCTCTTCCGGTGCTATTACATATCACTTTAATGAAATAGATATAGTCTTCAACAATAGCATCTTTTTCTTTACTTCTTAGAAGTAAAACAGGTTGCCCATTATATTCTTCTTCACCGATTAATATTAGATCAAGGAGTTTCGCATATTTAGAATCCCCCATGATCTCCATAATACACCTTCTCCTTTCAGCATTTGTTTCTTTTACAACAACCTCTTTAGTTATAGAATTAGGACTTAAAATCCATTCTTCAGGTATACTTACACCATGCCAAAATGACAACTTATAGCCATCCTTAAATTCTATTGCTGAACCCAACGAATTGTGCAATCTCCCTTCTTCGTCTCTTTTGATAAATATTGGAATAGATGACACTATACAGACTCCGTCAAGTTGTATCATGTCATAAATACCGGATAGCAGTAGTTGCTTAAATTTGTTGAAACTATCGTTATTGATAATATTTAGCTGGGAGAAATAGTCAATAAAAGACACCCACCCATAGTCAGTTAAATTGCCATACGAGCAGAAATCTATATACCCGACCTGTGACCAGACCTGTGACCTGACCTGTGACCAGACCTGTGACCCGACCTGTGACCTGACCTGTGACCAGACCTGTGACCAGACC